AGATGGCTCAGAACGCTCTGTATGGCCTGAGAAATGGCCTCTAGAATGGCTCAATAGTCAGCGTCACTTAAGAGACTTTGCAAAAAACTATATGAATAAACCAGTAAACTTAGATGGTAACTTTTGGACATATGAGGATATAATCATTCAAGAGGGTGAATATGGAAATACAATTATCTCAATTGACCCAGCAGTAACAAAGAATAAGGTTTCTGACTATACGGGCATAGCCGTATTGAGCAGAGGTGAAGACGATAATGTCTATGTGAGAGATGCTTTTCAGCTGAAAGTATCTCCATCTGAATTATCTGAAAGAGTGGCAGCACTCGTAGAACAATATGATCCTGGGATTATCTATGTTGAAACAAACCAGGGCGGGGATCTATGGCAGGATGTCTTCAAAGATATTCCAGTCAGATATAAATCAATCAGACAATCAGTATCAAAGCAAATCCGTGCAGGAAAAGCCTTGAACTATTATCAACAGGGGAAAGTTAGACACACTCAACATTTCCCTGTATTGGAAGAACAAATGTGGTCTTTCCCAAAGGTTAGCCACGATGACGTACTGGACGCAGTAGTGTCAGGAATCTTATACTTCTTGGACAACAAAGCTCCAAAGGTACTTGTAAGACAACTAAATTACTTAAGGAGATAAAATGAAAGATATTAAATTAGCTTTAGATCAGATAATTAATAAAAGAGATAAATATATGGTCGCTGAAGCATATTACGAAGGCGCAAACGATGAAGTGTTTACTCATCAGCGTTGGTATAGATTATTTAGAAGCGAACAGTCAAGATTTTCAGGAGTTACTCCATTTCGCTTCAACTTTAGCAAGACTGTAGTAGATGCAGTACACAATCGCCTAGAAATTGAGTATGTTGAGACAACTACTCCAGCAGGAGACGATTACATCAATAGAATCTGGGAACAGACAGATTTAAAGCTTGATATCAATGAAATTCACCGTAATGCTCTAGTTTATGGCGATTGCTACGCAATTGTTTGGCCAGATATGGACGGGAACCTAGCAATAGATTACAACTCACCAATGACAACTACACTTGTCTATGATCAGGAGAATCCACGCATCAAGTCATTTGCAACAAAGATGTGGCAGGTAACTGATGCTAGTGATCGTAAGGTTATTAAAATCAACATGTATTACACAGATAGAATTGAAAAGTATGAAGGTCTAGGTGAGATTGATTCTCTAAATGGCGTTCCTAATCTTCAATTAATCGAAACTGTAGTTAATCCATGGAACGAGATCCCAGTTTTCCATTTCCGCACACATAAGCCATACGGAAGACCAGAACATGCTGATGCATTTGGTCCACAGGATGCGATAAACAAGCTGATATCAACTCACATGTACACAGTAGACTACCAAGGTGCTCCACAGCGCTATGCATTGTCTAACGGTGGAACATCTAACGAGTTTGATGATTTCTCAGAAGACGATACAGCCAGAGAAAACATTGGAGCATTGCAAAATGGTCCAGGACAACTTTGGTACCTACAAGGAGTATCTTCAGTTGGACAGTTCCCAGCAGCAGACCCTAAGACATTTACAGATCCTGTGAATGAATTTGTTTCTGACATGGCTGCAATTACTTCAACTCCAGTTCATTACTTCTCATCAACACAATACCTTCCATCAGGACAGGCACTTCGTGTTGCTGAAGCACCACTATTCAAGAAGGTTCTAAATCGCCAGCTTGCATTAGGCTCAACATGGAGAGATCTATTTAAGTTCATGCTTAAGATCGAAGGCATTGTTGCTGATATTGATATTGACTGGAAGTCTCCAGAATCAATCGATTCATTAGATCAATGGGATATCGCAGTTCGCAAGAAGTCAGTCGGAGTTCCATTGGAACAGATTCTTCTTGAGCTTGGGTATGACCCAGAGATTGCAAAGATAATTGCTGATGAAGCAGTTGCCAATACACCAGCAGCAACAGAAGTTGCTTTGCGTGGAACTGGCTTAAATACAAATAATTTGGCTATGCAACAGGCAGCAGCCGAACAAAACAATACAGGAGAATAAAATGGAAGAACAGAATATCGTAGAAGGTACATCTACCGAAATTCGTGATCCTAAAGCCGTCTTAGATGCTTTAGATAAAGCGAAGGCGGAAGCTAAGAAGTTTAGATTGGAGAAAGAAGCACTAGAAGTCCAATTAACAGAATCTTCTCAAAAAGCTTTGAGTATCCAGTCTAACTTAATGAATGAAAAGATTAACAAACATCTATCATCATTAGGTATACAACATGGAGATAAGTTATCTAAATATCTAAAATTAGATGCATTGTCTCTAACTGAAGATTTTGAGGTTGCTGGACTAGATGAGCAAATTGCTACTCTAAAAACAGACTTCCCAGAATTATTCGATCCAAAATTCATTGTAGCTGGTAAAGCTGATAGCGGAGTAACTGCTTCATTAGAAGTTCCTAAATCTGCCTCAGATTTACAGGCTAAAATGGTATTAAAGAGATAATATATACGGTATAATTGGTATAGGCAAGTTTTCAATTGGACAATTGGGCTTGCGACTAATATATATGGACATTTATATTAATTTCAACCCAAATTCAATTAAACTAAAAGGAGATTAACATGGCCGCAGGTCGCACAGATCTCACCGAAGGTAATGGCTATATTCCAGAAGAAATCGGTTCAGTTGCTATTCAAGCAACAATCGCTAACTCTGTAGTAGAAGCATATGCTCGTCGTGAGAACATGGCATCTCGTACAAAAGGCGTTCCACGCTTCGTATCAGATGCACCAGTAGTAGTCGCAGAAGGCGTAGACATTCCTAATTCAGATACAACTCTGGATGAAGTAGTTCTAACAGCTAAGAAGTATGCACAGATTTTCAATATCTCAGAGGAAGACGTAAATGATTCCCTAGTAGACACACTTAATACATACAAGAGAGAGTGGGCATCACTCTGGGCTCGTAAGTATGACAACGCTTGCCTTGGTGTAACAGCAGTTGGAGATGGAGACGACGGACAACCGTTTAACTCTGTTTACTACGCAGTATCACAATACGCATCAGGCGCAAACATCATTTCAACAGCAGGAGATCTAGAGTTCGCAGATATTTCTAACGCTCTTGGCCTTGCTGAATCAAGCAAGTACTTTGATGCTGCTAATACAGTATTCATCGTTCACCCAAAGATGCTTGCACACATCCGTAACATGAAGGATGCATCTGGACAGCTAGTTCTTCCAGATCCATTGTCAGCTCGTCCAGGTAGCCTATTTGGTTACCCACTAGTTGTTTCATACGGTGCAGCAACATCAGCAGCAGCATCAGCTGCTCCATCAGGCGATCCATTGCTTATCGTTGGTAATCGCAACATGATGATCAACGGTGTTCGTTCAACAGTAGAATCTGCAATCTCTCGTGATGCAGACTTTTCAAAGGATGGCGTCTTGCTAAAGACTCGTGTTCGTCGTGGTTTCGCTGTTGCAGCGGCTGAGGCATTCGCAATCGTTCGCAAGACTGCCGCATAAGGGGGAATAACAAATGCCATCAAAACTATACGGTAACTTCCTACTTAAGGCACTCAACAAAGAAGTAGATTTCGACACTGATACAATCAAGGTCGCTCTACTTACTTCATCCTACACACCTAACCAAGATACACATGACTACTTCAACGATGTTTCTACATACGAAGTAACAGGTACAGGTTATACATCTGGTGGAATTACACTAGCATCTAAGACAGCAACATACGATTCAGCCACAAACGTAATCGTTCTTGACGCTGCAGATGTTACATGGTCTTCATCAACAATCACAGCTCGCTATGCAGTTGTATATGATTCAACAGGCACAGCAAGCACATCAGCTCTCATTGGATACGTAGACTTCGGTTCAGACCAGTCTTCAACCAATGGTAACTTCACAATCACATGGGATTCGACTGGTATTGTTCGAATCACAGTAGCGTAAGTTAACGCTATGGATGCAAAGGTAGAGGTTGGCATACTTCAAGCAAATGCTTGTTTAGTTGTAGTCCAAATCACTGTCGAGAATCTTTCCACTCATATTTATTCTCCAGAGATCTCCAACCTCTCCTTTGCTCCAATCATTTCTATAGGCGGACACAGCATTTCAGCAATCAACCCAGAATTTAACCGAATTGGAGTACGGGCTGCGGCTTAACGCCAGCAGCCTATTTTTATGTCATTATTATCCGTAGCTCAAGCTTCAACAGGTTATCACGTTGCCTGTGATTTTGAAACCTCTTCAACACAAAACACAAGTGCAGCTGGATATAATGTATCATCTACAGCATACGGAACAATTACTCAAAATTCTAGCTCATTAACTGGCATCTACTCATATGTTTTTGGCGCAAACTCAAATGTTCTTCATCAATGGGGCGGAACATCAAGCAACTCCGCTAATCAAATATTTGAAATTGTATTTAAAAGATCATCTACACCTGCCTCTTCAGTTACATTAATGTCTTCACCTGGAAATTCAATTTATGGTGATACATATGTTTTATATTTAAGTGCTGGTGGAACTCTTTCTGGTTATGCGGCAAGTCGATATAGCAGTCGCCAAGTAGACTCAACAACAAATTTATGCGATGGTAATTTTCACCATGTAATACTTTCATACAACGATGGTACGGGTTATTTTAGACTTTATGTAGACGGAGTATTAGTTGATTCAGACACTACTGTTGGAGCAATCGGTGGCGGAGCAAAGATTTCTATTGGTGCAGGCATAGATAATTCTGGAGCATATGGAGGATATTCACAAGCTACAATTGATTTTGCAGCCTATTACCTACCAAGTTCAATATCAACAGCAAATATGGACACATTTGTTGCAAATCACATGGCTGCATTTGCAGACAGAACCGTTACAGATACTCCAGCAACAGCTACAGCATTAGCAGTTCAACCATCTTTTACTGGAACTGTTGGAATTGTTGAAACACCAGCAACAGCAACTGCTGCATCTGGTGATCATTACAATAGCACAAGAGATGGGTTTACTCTTTTAGACACATACATGGAAACTCTTACATTAGAACAATTTTATAAATTTGATGAACCTAAAACTGTTACAAACTATGGTTCTGGCGATGACTTCCCATTTATTTATACTGGAACTTCTAGAAATGATATAACAAGCGGTGTTCAAAATCATGGAGCTCTAAGAATAACAGGTTCAGTTAATGATAGCGTATATGCTCTTGGAGCTACCTCAGCTAATCCTTTCACAGATGAAAACTTCTCAATAGGATTCTGGGTAAAAAAGACAACAAATGAAGATGCTCTTATATTTGCAGCACATGGAGATGTTGATAGTTTTACTGTTGCTTTTAATGCAAGTGGCCAAATTAAAGCAAACATTTTTGCACAAAATCAAAACCATACAATTACATCATCTACTGATTATGCAGATGGCAACTGGCACTATGTGGCTGTTCGGCTTGCATCAAATACATTACAGCTTTGGGTAAACGGCACATCTATTGGAACAACTGCAATGACCCATGCTCTTGATGAATTTTATGTCATTGATTTTGGTTCAGGTAGCGGATCAAATACAGAATTAATGTATGTTTCACATTTCTATATTGCTACAGCAACTAATGTTACATCAACTCAAATTGCTAATATTTGGTCATATGGACAGGCAACTCTCCAAGGTGGAGCAGCAATGCCTATGCCTAAATTCTCAAGAAATAACTCTTTAAACTATTACATAGAAGATAAATCCCCTGTATTCTACTTTAAGATGGATGAGGCAACTGGAGTTCCATTAAACTATGGTTCTGCAAGCATATCTTTAGCACCACTCAACTCAGGTTTTACACAGAATGTAACTAGCCCAAACTACAAGGCTTACAACTTTACTGATAGAAATACACAATTTACTGGTGCTTGGTCAGTTCCTGCTGGAACATTTACTACAGATGACCAGCAAACAATTGTACTCTATGCCAAGTTTAGTTCAACAAATGCTTCAGGTCTATTTTCTACAGCATCGTTTGGCGGAACTACTGGATCTGGATTATTAATACAAGAACTTGCAAATGGAACAGTAAGATTAAGAATTCAAGATGATTCTTACAATAACTTTATAACTACATCAGCAGCTTATGATGACGGCAATTACCATATGATTGTTGGTGTTAAAGATGCAACAAGCTTAAAGCTTTATATAGATGGAATAGAAGTAGTAACTGGCACAATAAGCGCTGTATTAACAGATGCTGGACAATTAGCAATTGGAGGATTGCCAGGACTAATTCCTGCAACAGGATCAAGAGATGTAACTCTAGATGAAATCGCAGTATTTGATTTTGCATTTACGGCTGGACAAGCATTTGATATTTATCAAGCCATTTCTTGGAGCATGGACTGGACAGCAACAGCTTTAGCAGTTGATCCAGCAGTTGCCGCTGGCTTTGGTCCAACAATTGCACAACCATCAATGAATGCTTCTGCTGAATTGCCAAATGTATTCCCATTTATACCTCCAATGAATTCAGAAGCAATATTCTTAAATCCAAACTATGAGGCAATAAAGAACACAAATAATCTTGCTGACCCTATGACTGCATCTGCACAAGGCGAAGATCCAGGCTGGAATATTGGAGAAAACAATGTTGTTCTTCATATGAATGCATCTGCAGAAATGGGAGATGCAAGAGCATTAATCCCTGGTTTCTGGAATGCCAGCCCAGCAATTGCTAACCCAGCAGAAATGATTGACCCAGCAATATCATCTACTCTTGGTGCATTAATTGTCACACAATCAATGCCAGCTCAAGCAATATTTGTAACTCCACCTGCATTTAAACTTATTACAGATGACATCTGGTATCAAAAATTATACCTACAGCATTCTGTATTAAATGGCGAAAGATTTAAAACTGATAACTTGCCTGGAACAACTGGAACACCTTCAGCCTCAGCATTCTTAAAGTTATTTGATGATGTAACTACAAGTATCGGCGGAGCTAATACAAATAAGATTATCAACAATTTACCTAACAGTATTATTACTGATAATCCAGGCTCTACTGTTACATCTACTCAATATGCAAATGCCTCAAATGCATTTTTAACTGCCACTCCAACACCTCTTCTTGAGGTTGGAACATTTGATGATTACGAAAGAAAAGCAGTTAGATTTAGAAATATCCAATTTGAAATTCCTGAAAACAATTATGTTTCAAACAACGGATACAGCCTTGAATTTACATTTAAGTCAACAAAATCTGATCAGGTTATTGCACAAGGATTACAGAGAAGCTTCTTGTACAACCAAAGCGCAACCTCTTCAATTGGTCTTTATGACGGAAAACTATTTGCAAGCCGTGTAACACAAAGCATTGGTGGCGCTAAAGTATTTGCTCACCCTGATAATGAAAAGCTAGCATTTGCTATAAATACAGCTTATGGAAATAAAAGAATTGATGATGGGCTATGGCATCACATTATTATTCAATATGGTTTTGATAATCGTGTGCAGTTCTGGGTTGATGGAGAACTTGATATTCAATTCTTCCCTGACAGCAAGTATGGATACGGCGCTACAATACGCCCATACATTATTGGATCTAACCAATCAAATCCAAGATGGCAGTCAGACTTTGAAACATCTGCTTGGTCATATGACGCAGCATTCTTTGTTGATTCACAAGACATAATAGAGCATTACACAGCATCATTTAAGTATGAGCCAATCAAGGCTGAACCAGCTACTGCAACAGTAGAAATTGGGCAGGCCTCAAAAGCTGAAGGAAATAGACCTAGAGCATTAATGCTTTACTTCTGGCCTACAAGCATGGAACAAACTGGAACAAAAAATGGTGACATAGGATACACAAGCACCGAATCTCCAAACACACTTACAACTCTTGATTACTATACTTCACCTCCACAAGATTATGAAGGTTGGGATGTATTCCCAGTAGATGTAACTGGATACTGGGTTTCAGATCTTGTTAAAAAAGAAGCTTATGGTGTTGAAAATATAGGCAGAACTGCTCCTATACAAAGCTACAGCCTAATTAAGCAACCAGACCGATATGCTTTAATTAATACTCGTTACACATTTAGAGATCCAGTAACAGATGCTGGTAGATATATTGATTTAATTAATGATATTGACTTGTCTAAGTTTGATATGATTATGTTTAAAAACTATCCTAATGACCCTAATGAAAAGGATGCATTTACTGGAGCTGAGGTTGTTGACTCATACTTTAACTTAAGAGAATCTAAAATATTTGAAGATTTCTTAAAGAGCCTTCGTGCAGCAGTTGATACTGGCTTATCATTAATGGTTGCAAATTCTCAACTTGCCCTGGATCTTAAGATTGTAGACCGTGTTGAAGTAGTTCCAGA